TCCAGTCATCCCCATAAACAGCGGCTACCCCGGATAAAACGCCGGTAGACTTGTCCCAGGCAACCTCATCACCCCAGCTCCCACTTATACGCTTCATTACATAGAGGGTTGACTGGTCAGCAAAGAAGAGGGCAATATCACCATTAGTCTTATATGCAGCCGCAATACCGTTTATGGAGGTGGTTGGGGAATAGCCCAAGAGATCGGGGCTGCCCCAGCTAGCGCCGCTATCAGTGCTCTTTAGCTGATTAATTTCCTTATCGCCGTTTATCCAGAATATAGACACCTCTGCCTCCAGAGAACAGGCAGCGACAACAACCACATCGTACTGGTTAGTGTAAGTCCAGACGCTAAAATCCGAGGAAGGACCCGGGTTAGCTACCCTCTGGCGGTAGAGCCTCCTGGAATCGGCAGGCGGAGTCATCCTGACCACACCGCCAATGGTATTGCCGGCTTCAACCTTAACGTACGGTACATGACTGGTTGCCCGTTGAGCAGCCAGCAGAGTGGATTGACAGGTTTCTCATTCCATTCGTCTCCTCTATTTTAGTCAACTTCGGGTACGCGGGCAGCAAATTCACCAAAATACATGACCCAGCAAAATACCGAGAGTGCTAAAGAGAAGGAGCCACCACAGCGGATGCTTCTTCTGGCTATCCCGGATAATCTGGGCCCAGGGCCTGCCCCCTATTCTCGACCATAAAGCTTTGTACAATTTCTCTATCATTTATCCCTGAACCTCTTTATAGCCCTCTCACTGAAGTATTCAATGATTACTACCGATACTAATCCAGCCAACAGAGTGGGAACTTCAACATTCGTTATAACGCAAACACCATAAACAATGAAGCCCCAGACAATAATGAAAGGTCTGACAAGACTCTTAACCAGTTCCGCCCAGTCTTTCATCTGCCTACACCAGTGCCGCCAGAGTATCGGGTAGCGACTTATTTACTAGGCGGTAGTGGCCGGCAAGATGGCTGGCTGCCATAAGTATTTCTCCAGGACTGGCATCAACCCTCTGCCATCTATATCTCCCCGGGGAAAGCGCCGCTACCGCCGCTGGCATCCGCTCCCAGTCCACCGTCTCCTCAATATCAAGCTTCCCCTTTAAGGCCCTGGAAATGCTCCTCTTATGATGGGGTAGTTTCCAGCTTTCCGGGTCTTCAGGATCGCTTACAATGGCAAAAGCCTCCTTGGGTAAGCCCTCCTTAGCCCCAGGTAGCCCATCTTTTGCGGTCATATCTATCTAACCCCCTTTAGCTCCCTCTCCTCTGAAGAAGAGGGAGTACTATTCTGGAAGAGGGGCTTCGCCCCTCCTAAACTCCTGTTAATCAAGGACCGTAATCGGTTGTTTCAGATACTGCCGGGTAGTATGGTTTATAGAGTGAGCTAACTCTAATCCGGCTCCTTCTGCCCAGCCGTTTAAGCTCAGTCTCAAAATGCCGCAGTTTATCCCTACCCCAGTTGAAGAACTGGCCGAGCGCTGTGCCACCACCAACGTTAACCCTGTTGGTAGCATAGACCGCCCATTCAACAGCAGCATAGCCCTCGGCACCAATGGCAATCAAATCCTCAAACTTAGCTGGAATGGTGGAGCTACTAGTATCAAGGGTATGGAGCTTACCATAGAAGATGTAGGCATTCGAGCCATCAGGGAGCTCATCGCCAAGTATAGTCAAGGTATCTCCCCACAGAGCGAACCTCTGGTATCGCTTTGGGAATTTGTCCACCGGATACTCCACAGCTTCCACCATGATACGATCGGTTATGGTGGCTATATCAATCTCCCTTTAGCCCGAAGTAGTGGCTTTGGTTGTCTTTTGCTCATAGGGGATAGCCTCCGAGAAGTCTTTGACGGCATGGGCAATATGCCTGTCCAGTTCGTCATTGGTCCAGCGGTAATTAGCCGCATCCTCATCCTTAAGGTCACGCCTGACTACGATTCTCATCCCGGTTAGATTCATTTTATCTATACCCCCGACTTTCTGACATTAACCCTATCCAACTTAGTACAGGGTAAACCCTCATCATGCCGACATATCTCCATGTCGCAGAAGGAAATCTCTTCATTATCCCTGCCCTCGTTGATGCTGACGGCCATGCCGGATAACTCTCTGGCGTAGTCCATCAGCACCTGGGCATCAGCCTCACCGTCAAAGCTCAAGTCAACTCTTACTCTGTATTTCATAGCTACCACACTCCGAACAAATGTTTTTCCTAGTTATAGTGGTTCTGGATTTCTAGAGAGCTCAACTTCCTATTACGATATATCCTCGGAAGGGCTATGTAACCATCAAAAGGATAATATGACGCATCAGAAATCCTCAATATCCCATTGCCTGCTGCATGAGCAGAATGGTCAGCGTGGGTTTGACTCGGTTCAACCCCATTAACAAAAAGGGTCGCGGTTGTTCCATCCAAAACAACAACAAGATGATACCAAACGTCCTGACTAATTATATCGCCGGTCCAGGTCTCTACAAGTCCAGGATTAGTTCTAAAATCAAAATAACCCGTTATATTACACCAAAATCCAGTAGAGCCGCTTAGAGAATCAAAGATTGTGTTGTAACTTTCCGATACCCTCATCGCCCATACTTCAAGGGTAAAGGGCGAGGTGAGCGTCGGGGTTATCACACTACCGCAGTTGACATAGTCATCCTGACCATCAAACTTCAGACACCAGAGCCCGCTCGGTAGTCTCACCCAGGTTGCCCCAGTTATTGAACCTTGATTACCATAAGGACTGCGGTCATAGATTTTATTACCGCCACCAGGGAGCCCCGGCAGATAAAGAACACAATCTAACTCCGGCGGATTGAATACTAAGTCTTCTCTATCAAGTAATGTCTTCATTATTCACCTAACGAAACGGAGTATTTTACCCTTACACAGCTTGAGTTCTTAATCCTGGCTCGCCCCTCATTAGCCTCATTGCACTGGAGTATCAGCCTCACTTCAAAAGGCATGGAATCAAAATTAGCTACCGTTTTGAAGCGACCACTGCGGATCTCTTCAACATAAGTCGTGCCGATATCAGTCTTGGTAACGGCACTATGGAGATCAACCCAGGTTCCACCTTTGTTTCTTGCCTGCCACTTATAGATAATGTCAGCCGTAGCCGACGAGACCGCTCTGAAAGCAGCGGTTAAGCCGAATTCAACCTCAATCATCCCCCCCAATGCCGGCGGCTTAATAGTAACGCTTTCCACCTCGACATCAACATCCACCGTGGTGGTGTCCTTCTCCGCAGACCACTGAATGCCATCTGAGGTCAGGTCACCCTTAGCAAACGGATACTCAATGTGTTCCATTACTGCAAGTCCCATAATTACCCTCCTTTTTCCGGACAAGAGGTCGGGGTTCTTATTCCCCGGTCCTCCTATCCCTCAGACAATCTATTATCACGCTGTGCTGTCAGGCCGGCCGTTCAAGAAGAACAAGACCTTAGTAGCGCTAATGGCTACGCCTATAATGTTATTAGCATCGCCACTGGTAGATGGTACCGCCTGGGTAATCTCCCCATTATTTGACCCCTCAGCTACATAGGCATAGCCGCCTGGTGTCGCCCCGGAATAACCGCCAACCACCGGGTTAGCCGAGACTGGAACTTCAGCGCCGCTCTTAGCATCGGCCAGAGCAACTAGCCTGCCCTGGATTACTGAACCGGTGGTAGCCAGCGCTCTCTTCCAACCGCTGCTGTAACCCAAGACATCACCACACTGGCAATCCTCAGCCAGTGTCACTTTTTCCGGTTCGGTTCCCCGGCCTGAATCCAGTATACTTCTCCCCGTTCCCGGGTCAGAAAAAGCCATTTTAACCTCCTTCGAAGGAAATCCTAAACATTTAGATTTTTAATTTGTCTGGCATTTAATATTTAGTGCTCAGGATTTTCCCTTCTTCTTTCTTTTGTTTAGTCCTGAACTCCAATCAGAGCTACCGCCTTGATTGAGCTAAAAAGGGCTAGCGATACATACCACTTAATCCTGGTTCTGCTGGCATCCTTGGTCTCCAGTGAACCGATGGGCTCTATGGTGAGGTGACCGGGTGCCGTCAAGCCACACAGCGCTCCTTCCCCGAACTGAACGGCATAGATTGTGGAACAGTTGCCACTGGTGGTGGCTGTCTCAACACTACCGCTGAGCACATGGGTATCCAGCATCCAGTCATTGACCCCTATTAGGACACCATCCCAGAACTGGACGAAATTACCCCAGCTATCCCGGTCGGTTTCCATCATACTGCCAGCGGCTCTGACTAGGGCATTAATCTTACGCCTTGACCTTCGGCTCATAAGCAGCATATCAGGCTTACCACCCTTTACCGCATCAATAACCTCATCAAGCATTGACAGAGTTAGCGTAGCCCCGGTAGCACCGGCGGCAACTACCTGGTCACTGGCAGTAGTGGTATCAATGAGCTTTCTTAAGCCATCAAACTGCTTGGCATTGGTCGCTGAGTCACCATAGATAAAGGTCTCCCCAAACTTATCTCTCAATGCCTTGGCTTTAAGTTCCACCACGGCTGCCTCCAGGTCCTGAAGGTTAGAACGAGTCGCCTTCAGGAAGTTATCCACATCAGCATCGCCACCCATAATCTTCAGGTTTGCCGTTATCTGATCGAAGGTCGGTGTTGATTCAGCCCAGGTATCGCCAACATCATAGAAGTCAATG